ATAGCATCTGTGTCATTCGATATCTCTATTGAAGCAATGGTATGTTATACCGACTTAGAAAAAGGAACTACAGGATTTAGTGATTATGCAGATTTCGGATTAACCGGGCTTTACCCGTGCTGGCAGAACCTACCGAAAGTTACCGCTAAAAGTATGATCGAAACCATTGCGCTGTGTTCTGGGAAGATGGTTGAATACCTCGATAATGCAATAAATTTCATCGATTTTAAAGATATATTCGACTGGCATAATGCAATTGACGTATCAGATAAATTAATTGGATGGAAAACAAAATCTTTCCGATTCCTTGACTCAAATAATGCTACTGTTAGTTATGCAGATAGCAAGGTTATAGCCACTGTCTTAATCAACGATGAAACATTACCCATTGGGACGAATAACGTAGCTACAATCGATGCTATTCGCATACAGGACGATAATGGATCTGAGAGAGTAACAGATAAAATGGTGTTACAACAAACTCCGGACGGACATTTCGAAATAATAAATAAATTAGCCGATATTTATGCACCGGTAATTAATCCAAAATTATTTGAAGCTGATTTTATTTATTTCCCTGATAATAAAAAGCCTTTATTAATTCGTCAATTGGGTGGTATTTATATTGCACTTGAAAGCATAATGACAACAAAAAATACTATTACCTTAAAATTGCTAAAATTAAGATGATATGGCAAGCGATTTACAAATACGAACCAAATTAACAATTGAAAGCCGTTTTGATAAAAATAAAATAGATGGACTCCCTCGTATCGGTCAGTATGCTGTTGAAAAAATTAGGGAACAAATCATCGCAAAGAAGATTACAGCGACCGGACGGACTCAACAGTCACTTAGGTATTCAGTCGACGGAGAAAAAGAGCTTAGAATTATAGCTGATGCAGGAAATCGGGCTCCAATTTCAACATTACAATACGGAAGAGAACCCGGAAAGATGCCACCTATCACAAGTATTAAAGAATGGATAGAAGCAAAGAGAATAGCTTATAAGTCAATAGCATATATTCGCCAACCATCTATTAATTGGAAGCCAAAATATACACCACAAGAAAGAGGGCTTAATTCCGTAGCATGGGCTATAGCATTTAAGATAAAGAAACTTGGCACAAATCGTCGTATCAACCCAGATACGACGGTATATTCTCCGGTACTTAACGAAGTTATAGAACTTTTCACTACTTTTATAGCGAATAAAACACAAGATCAAATAATAAAAGCATTAATAAAATGAAAATAATCAATTATTTTAAACAGAAATACTCCGATGCAAAGGATATAGTACTACTTTTCCTTCTTACAAAGAAATTAAAGAGAGCTAAAAAAGAGCAAAATATAATGATTGATAAAGTTAATTCGCTATGGCAGTAAATGAGGAGGTATTACTCGATATTAAGGTTCAAAATCAGGATGCCTTAAACAATATAGAAAAGCTATCTGCTGCGAACGATAAGCTAAAAGGCACTCTTTTGGACATAAAAAAAGCGGTTGAGGCTGGACAAATAACAGATAAAGATGCTGCATCTACAAGGGCGGTACTAAATGCTCAAATCAAAGAAAATACATCCGGTATTCGTGAAAATTCGAAAGAGATAAAAACAAATGCTGCAAGCGTTGCATCTGCCGGGGACTCAATTAATGGAATGAGGGTAAGGGTTACGGATTTACAAAAGTCTTATAATTCGTTATCTGCATCAGCTCGTGAGGGATCGGTTGGGAGGGCTATTTCTGCCGAAATGCTGCAATTAAATACAAATGTAAATAAAGCAAATTTATCGGTCGGAAATTTTAAAGATAATATCGGAAATTATGCCGGTACGCTTGGAATGCTTCCAAAACCCATACAAGATATTGCATCTTCGGCAGAACAAACATTAGGTATATTTTCAAAAGGCTTCGGAGGGTTAAAATCTGCTACCGATGAATATATTGCAAGCATCGCACTGCAAAAAGAAGCACAGGCGGCAGCAATAATAGCAGATGAAGCCGCAACCTCCGCAGAACTTGAATTGTCTATTGCTAAGGCTGCCGGAACTGCAACATCCGAACAAGCTGCTGCTGCTGATAGTTTACGAGCTACGGCCACTGCTGCTGCAACCGTGGCAACTGAAACGGGAACAGGTGCAATGAAGCTATTCAAGGTTGCGCTTGCATCTACAGGGATCGGATTAATTGTAATTGCGCTCGGAGCTTTGGTATCTTATTTTACATCGACTAATGAGGGTGCTAAACAATTTCAAAGGGTTATGTCCGGGGTTAATGCCGTTATTCAGGAAGGTGTTAAATTTATGGGGTCACTCGGTAAGTTGATTGTTGATGTTTTAACAGGAAATGTAAAAGAACTTGGAAACGATGTAAAAAATATTGGCGACAATTGGAAAAATGCAAGCGGAAATATAGAAAAAAATTACGAATTAGGTAATAAGATTGCAGATCAGAGACAAAAACTAACAAAGGCAGAAAGGGAGTTTTCAAATGAAAAAATAAGACAGCAAGGTATTATCGATGTGTTGGCTCTTAAAATTAGACAATCTGATTTATCTCCTGCTGAACGAAAAAAAGCGGCCGATCAGACCTTAAAAATTGATAACGAGCTGCATCAAAAAGAAATGTATTTCGCAAATGAAAATTTAAGGATTGTTCAACTTGAACAGTCTGTTAAATCTAAAAAAGACCTTCAAGCCATTCAAGATGCAAAAAATCGTGTAACTCAGACCATTGCGGAAGATAACCGATTTGAACAAAGTGTTAAAAACAGAGTTGGAAGGGTTAATAACACACTTGCAAAGGCTGCTGATACTAAAGAAGCAAGGGAAATAAAAAGCACTCAAACGATATTAAATGAACGGGGTAAGGTCTTAGATAATGAAAATAAAACAGAACTTATTTTAGAGGAAAACTATAATAAAAGAACTGAGAAGATCAAAAAACTTTATACAGATGAAATTTCGTTGATTGATAAACAGTCTTCTTTTGAAAAATGGACTTCCGATAAGATAGAAGCTGCAAAAGCCGTAGTCTTTGATAAGGAACGTAAAAGACTGGAAGATATTGCGACAATAAGAACTAATTTACTTATCGACCAAATGCAAAAAGAGCTAAAAATAATTCAATTGCAGGAGGATGAAAAAACGGTAATAGGTGGTAAAACATTTCAAATGCAAAAAGATGACTTGCAAAGAAATTATAACGCATCTGTCGAGCAAAATCGCTTAAAATTAGAGAACGATAAAAATTATGTTGATCAATCTGATTTAATTAATCAGCAATTTGCAACCGATTCAGCGAATTTGGATAACTCAATTTCTGAAAATAGAAAACAGTTATGGTCAAATGATATTGAAAATCAATTAACTTTTGCCGCTTCCGGATTAGACAGAGAAACCGAGTTAAAAAAACAAGCACTTGATATTCAAAGAATAAATGAGCTTAAAAATGCAAATTTAACAGCTACCGAAAAAGAAAATATAAATAAAAAATATGCTAAGGCTGAACGTGATTTAGATAGGATGTCTTTACAAACAAAATTATCTATTGCATCATCTACCGCAAATTCGCTTGCTGAGATTTTCGGTAAAACTACTCAGGCGGGAAAGGTTGCAGCGTCTATAGGCATTACAATTGACTCTATTGCAGGATCTATTAAAGCGTTTAATTCTATGGCTGAAATACCTGTAGTTGGACCTGCTTTAGGTGTTATTGCAGCCGACGGTGTAATAGCAACAGGAGTACAAGCCGTAAAACAGGTGTGGGCTGTATCAGAATCCGGAACATCAACAGTCCCAAATACTTCATCCCCTGTAACTTCCGTAGCTACTCCCGGCAGCTCGACAATATATACCAATTTGCCGACTATTAGTAGCATGTACGGATCAAATGCAAGCCAAAATGAGACAGCGCAAATCATTGCACAGTCAGTACCTAACCCTGTAGTATCCGTAACTGAAATAACTACAATGCAAAATGTTGTATCAGTAAAGGAAAATTCGAAACTTTAATGTATATTTGCAATCTATAGAAAAAACTATTTATATTAACGTTAATTAAAAATTAAAATTATGCCTGTAACAAGTTGTAACAAAAAATTAGCTGCTGATTTGGCTGCGAATTGCACCAACCCTGTAGTCGAAGGAAAGGAGTTAAACGGATATTTGTTGAATCGTAGCGATGTCGACATAGAAGCCACCATCGCCACCAAAATAGCCGGATCTAATAACCTTTATGCTTCTCTGATAAGAAAAACAGGGGCTAAAGGTTATCAAATGACAAATGTCAAAGACGAAGATGTCGAAAAGGTGGACGGTGCAAATGTCAATCGATGGAAACACGTTCTTTCTTTCGTATTGCTCGATGATGGTGATGTACCCGGTTCGGTAATTGAGTCGCTTGGTAGAAAA